CACTAGGACATGCATTAAGTCAGATCGGCCATGCCTCGCCGTTCGTCAAATACACCGAATCCGCTTTCCCGCTGTCGAACTGGGCATTCAAAAGCCCGTCCAGCATCGGCACCCCGCCGAGATTGTACGCCTCAACGAAGAATTCGAGGCGGTTCGGCTGATTGCCCTCAAGCACGTACATGGGGCGCGCCCACTCGGCCTTCCCGCTACGTTCTTCATACTCTCGGAACGCTTGCTCGTACACGTCGGCGTCAACATACCCGTAGTCTCCGATACGCCATATCTCGTCCGTCTCGGTGTATGCGTCGAAGTCGCGGCATTCTGAAATCAGACTGGTGTCGATGCTGTGAATCATGTCGCGAACCTGACCGAGAGTGATTTCCGTGTGGTCTCCCATTTCTGTTCCTCCTTTGCTGTGTCAGATGGTGCGGTATTCGGTGCCGTCAATGTTGACGAATACTTTTGCGACAGTGTGAATACTTTTGCGACAGTGTGAATACTTTTGCGACAGTGTGATGCTGTTCAGTCTGATATTCCTGCTCAAAGGTTTCGTGCAGCAGAGTGGAAAACTCCGTAAAGCTTCCACACTCCAGCATCTGTGCGGCCATCTGCTCCAGAGTCAGGTAGCGGTTCTCGTAGCAGAGCCAAGCGTATTCCTCCCATGTTTCGTTCCGAGCTTCCCGGACCAGCTTGGACAGTTTGGAGACCGGGATGTACCCGTAGAGTTCGTGATGGTAGTTGAAGCCGCACCGTGTGGGCTCCTGAGTCCAGTGGTCTTTGGCAAGGTGCATGACGCGCTGGATGCCGCCTCGGATGGTCTGGATGTGGGTCTCGTTCATTGTGTCCTCCTTATGGAATAGATCAAGCCCTATCGCTTGATATACCCATTATATCACTATTGGGTTGTCGGGTCAAGTTAGGCGCGCCATCGCCGCCGTCATTGGAAAAGAACTCACGCTCCAGAGCCTCAACACCACCGGTGGCACCCCAATATGCACGCCCTTGAGAGTGATTTCTTTGGCGTTGTTCATATCTGGTTCTCCCTTCACTTGTAACTCTTCATAGGTATGCAATCAATTATATCAAGTAACACGCCGACTTGCACAAAATGAGAGTGAGCGCCATCATATTAATTGTTGACAGCAAGTGAAAATCAGGAGGTCAGAATGAGCGAGGAAATCCGAATCGCGAACCACGAGGAGCCGGGCAAGCCGCTAAAACGCAAGCCGTTAGCAGCGGGCCGCGGACGCAAACCGGCTCTACCGGTCAAGCCAGGCATGGATAAGGTCGCCAGAAAACTCACCAGCCAGGCACGCGCCCGACTACGCCGTGGCCACGTTCCGGACACCCAAGTGGGCCGCGCGGCCTCGGTCAACCGCATGACCATCCAATTATTCCGCACCGGCGAGCCACGCAACGACATGAGCCTGAGCATGTTCCTCGCCGTATTCAACGAGACCGGCGGAGACCCCGCACAGGCCATCGCTAACGCGCTCGCCGACAAGGAGGCGGACTGATTTGGCGTGTTTATATTAGAGACGTGTTATTATAGATATACGCCATGTTAGGCACTGCGCCCATCTAACAGGGCAATAGCTTAACATGGAGTAATCCCGTTAATCAGGGCTATGGCGCAGATAGTCAGGGTTAGCGGGATTTTTATTAGACTAGGAGCGATTGTAATGAGTGCAGTCAAAGACGAAAACTTTATTGCAATTCAAGGATGGATGCTAAATAAGCTCAATCTTAAAGGCAACGAGCTAATCGTATATGCGGTAATCTACGGATTCTCACAAGATGGTGAATCCCGATTTACAGGCTCAAGGCGATATCTTGCTGAATGGTGCGGTTGCACGCTGAAAACCGTAGACAATGCACTTTCGTCTCTTGTCGCCAAAGGGCTTATTGCCAAGCATGATAAAACGATCAATGGTGTCCACTTGTGTGACTACTCGATTACTCAGGTAGGGAAAAATTTACAGCAGGGTACTGTAAAAATTACTACACAGGTAGGGAAAAATTTACAGCAGGGTACTGTAAAAATTACTCACCATAATATAGAAGATACTATAGATGTAGATACTATAGAAGATAAGATAGCTAACAAGGAAGAAAGAAAGCGTCATAGCTTCGACGCGATTATCGATGCCTATACGAATGATGCTGCGACTAGAGAGCTATTAGGCGAATGGCTCCAGAATCGCAAGGCTAAGCGAGCAGCAATGACCGATAACGCCATCAAGCGCAACATCGACAAACTGGACGAATATGCGCGAGAAAGCAGCATGAGCGTTGACGATTACCTTGCGGAAGTCGTGCGACGCGGCTGGACAGCCTTCTACCCGATCAAAAACTATCAACCATCGGCGTGGAACCGTTCGCAGGCCAACCAGAACGCGAACGCGGCACTAATAGCCCACTACGCGGCCGAGGAAGCCGCCGAAAACCAATCACGGGAAGGAGTACTGAGATGCTGACGCTCAAAGAAAGCACGCTCGTGCTGGCGAAGATTCGAGTCCACCACGGCAACGCGGCCATCACCGACTTGGAGGCTCGCACGTTCCACGAGGAGCTTCGCGCGGACATGACGCTGGGAGAGGCGTTGGAGGCGGTGAAGCGCTTCTACGCGGACAATAGCACGGGTTGCTGGTGCGGTTCCGGCGATGTGAACGCCATCGTGCGCAGGATGCGCAACGAGTCGAAGCCCTCTGAGGCGCAGATAGCGCGCGAATGCGAGGCGCGGGGCCTATCCGAGGACGAGGCGTGGATGTACCGCCGCCAGCGGATGCTCGGCAACGGCCCGGAGCAGGCGCAGCGGCAGGCGTTGACCATGCGCAACCCCCTCGAACTGCCCGCCGCGCAGCCGAAGTCACGTTCCACGGCCAGACGGTTCGCAGGTGCACAGAAGCTGGGTGCTGCCTCACTCGGCTCGATTCTGAGGGGCGCGTGATGGCGGAAAAGTTCCCGTCTCTCGGGGAAGCGCTTACTTGTTTTTGCGTGCATATTTATTATATATCACGACAACACCGCTTGCAATCAGGAACAATCTGATGTATATTTAAATCATGTACGCTAAAGACTACACCGCAACGACGGAACAGTACGCGGAACGCTGGCACCTCAACGTCCAAACAGTACGCAGATACTGCCGTGAGAAACGACTGCCATACGTCAAGGTAGGCAACCGCTATTACTTCAACACCAACATCACACCACTACCCGTAGGAGAAACAATCAACGATGAATGACCCAAGAATCACGCTACCGCTCGCACGCTTGGCGGCAGACCCCGAACGCAAACAGACCCGCAACGGCACCCCCTACATGCTTATCCGAGTCGCCGCCACAGGCGGACACATGGACAAAACCTCGAAACAATGGGTAGACCACGACACCATGTGGGCAACCATCTTCGAATATGACATGAGACTGGCGGAAACCTACGGACGCATGTTACGCAAGGGCACACCGGTACGGGTCGAGGGAGCCTTGAAATGGAAGACCGGCACCGACAATCATGGTCAGCCGCGCACAGACTTCACCATCGAACACGCGACCATCAGTCTCGCCATGCTCAAGGCGAAGACCCAGCAGACTCAGCAAGACCCGCAGGCTGGCAACCAGTGGCCGGGAACCGACACGTTCGGCCCGACCAACTCAACCAACCAGACCGACAACGAATGGGACGTGTTCTAAATGGCAGTGAACGTCACCGAGAAAGACAAGACGCTCAACGAGATCATCGACTGGTGTGCCGACCTCGCCAACAAGCTCCGCAACGCACCGGAAGGCGACTTCTACGCCAACGTTAACGTCAACAACGTGAAGGCAGACACATTGACATTGGTCATACGTCATTGCCGTCACCTGCTCGGCTACACCGGCAACATGCCCACGGAAGTATCGAATCAAAGCGAGGACACGAAATGAGCGCGTACCAACCTGTTCTTGACCTTGCTTGCGGCGGGCGAATGTTCTGGTTCGACAAGTCAGACAGCCGTGTGCTCTTCGGTGACGTGCGCGACGAAAGTTGGGAACTATGTGACCGACGCAGATTCGAGGTCAAGCCGGACATGCTGATGGACTACCGTGACCTGCCGTTCCCTGACGAGACATTCCGTATGGTCGTGCTCGATCCACCGCACTTGCGCAATGCGGGAGAGACGAGCTACATGGCGCAGAAATACGGATGCCTCGACCAAGAGACATGGCAAACAGATATCAAGACCATGTTCGGTGAGTGTTTCCGTGTCCTGAAAGAGCATGGCGTGTTGATTTTCAAATGGAATGAGACGCAGATACCGGTCTCGCAGATTCTCAAGCTCACCGACCATAAGCCACTCTTCGGCAACAAACAGCCGAACCGCACCGGAACACATTGGATCGTCTTCATTAAGGATGATGCGAAATGAGCAGTCAATACAGGGTTTGCTCGCTGTTTTGGAACTACCACAAAAAACGCTACAGCTTAAGAAACGAGGCGAAGCTTGAAGATTTACTGAACGATGGTTGGAAGATTATACGGGTGGATACCATGTCGCCAACGAATTTTCCAGCTGGCGCATTCGGTGCCACGAACGTCTACGTTCTCGAAAAGCAAAGCGAGGAAAAGCAAAGCGAGGACACGAAAAAGAGCAGTGTGTCAGAACCCCTCCCGCATGACATGGGTCTACGTATGAAATTCCTCCCGCATGACATGGGTCTGTGCGTGGAACTCGATACGAGCGAAGTATATTACCTGAAAAGCGGATGGGCGGAACGCTGTGACGGTATCTACGGACTTGCTTGCGGATACGTGGATTGTTCCGAAGATATTACGTGGTTTAAAGACCCGAGTCGCATCGCAATCATGAACAACCACGTAAAGCTAGCAGTTCCATGGGAGGGACCTGAAACCGAAACCACCAAGCAAACCGAAGACACGAATGTGAGGGAGACGGGCTATGAGTCCTGACGCGGAACGTATCCGCAAGCACTGTATGCGAAGGGCAAAGGGCGATGAGCGGCTGGCGTGACAAGGCCGTTTGCCGTGACATGGACCCTGAACTGTTCTTCCCAGCCACACAGGTTGAGGAACGATTGGCCCTTAAAGCCTGCTCCACATGCCCGGTGATACACGAATGCGAACGGTATGCTGCGGAACTTGCCGTGATAAACTGCTACCCGTTGCAAGGCATATGGGGCGGCAGAAACATAGGCAGAGAAAATAGCTCCAATAACAATGAAACGGAGATGTAGAAATGAGCATCATGCTTGACGAGGCGAACGCCTATGAGAGCAGCCGTGATTACGACTGCTCGGAAGGAGGTAAACGAATGAGCAAGACGATCCGATACGTGGAATGCGCCCACTGCGGAGAGGCTGTCGGCACATATTACGTGACCTGCCCCTACTGCGGATACAGGCTGGCCGTGCACAGTCAGCCACCAAGTGAGAAATGTACGGACTAACCCAAGTCACCACCGATTGAAAAGAGTAACCATGAAATTCACGAAACGTGCCTACGTCAAAGTGTGGCAGAACTGCCCCGAAGACGAACGCGAAGACACCACCATAACCCTCTATGAGTACGAGGATACGAACGAGCTCAACAGTATCCCGGTCGCCCTGCTCTATCTGCTGGAACGTTATGCGTTCGTCAACAGTATGGACGAATTCGACATCCTCGAACGCTGTCTCACCGCTGAATCATTCGACCTCATAGGCTTCGTCAAAACTTACCGGGACATGCTCAGCAAAACCGGCGACTTCTGGACGCCCATGAAGTTCATCACCGCAAGCCCGAAACCCGTGGACGGTATCCCACCCGTCTCGTACTGCCCACGTTGCGGAGCGTTGATCTGGCCGGACACCACACGGCGCTGCATCAACGGACAACCCGAATACGACGCCGAATATTACCGACGAATCCTCGAAACCTACAAGAACAACCCTGACCCGCTGTTCTGCCACAATTGCGGTCAACGCTTCAAGTACGTCGGCCAAGACCAACTAGCATACAAGCACCAAAGCAACCGCGCCGACATCCTACGCACACTCAAACTCAAGGCGGAAACGCAACCGACGTTCGATCTGGCGGAGTTCAACCAATGATCGGCGAACCGTTCTCGTTCAGCCTGTTCATTCCCGGTATCCCCGCCAGTAAAGGCTCCTACCGGCCAATCACCGGCAGGAGCCGAACCACAGGCAAACCCGTAACCCGCCTGATACCGATGGACAAAAAGGAACGCCCGTGGCGCGACCACGTGCGCGACACCATCCTAAACAACCACGCTCCCACCATCCCCCACGACTCATACGTGACAGTAGAAACAACGTTCTACCTTCCACGCCCCAAAACCATCCCACCCCACAAACGCAAACACCCCACAGTCAAACCCGATATAGACAAACTCCAACGCGCCCTATACGACGCAATAACCGAAACCCACATCTGGCATGATGATTGCCAGATCACCGACGTAATCAGCCACAAACGCTACGCCGACAACACACCCACCGGCGTATTCCTCACAATCTCATGGAAGCCGAACCAATGAAGAAACCAAGCGAATTCGACTACTTCCGCAACACCGCACCCGGCTACAAGCTAGGCCGCATTCTCGGCGGGCTACTCATCACCCTAGCCGTACTCCTCATCACCACCGGCACTATCGCCCTACTCAAACTCCTGATAACCTACATCCTCGCCTAAAGGAACCACCATGCCCCTCAGCCAACGCAAAACAGAACTAGCCCTCCACTGGCACCGCAAACACTACCAACCCGAATACATCGCCCAACTACTCAACACCACCCCAGAAGAAATACAAACCATCATCAACCAACACCAACAACAAACTAAACACAAGAAAGCATAAAATACCCCTTATGAGCAACGTAACCCGAGACGCGCACGGCAGAATCACCGGCGGCGTCAACAATCCAACCGGCAAAGGCGGCTTCCAAGAACGACCACAAGACCGAGGCACATGGACGAAAGACACCAGCCCAACCCGGTGGATACGCGAATACGGGAAACTCTCCGCAAAGGAATTCGCTGAGAAAGCGAAAGACCCCAGTTTGACCATGATCCAGCGTATCGCGGTCAAGCATATTGCTGACGCGGAGAAGAACCCGAAGGTCACTACCGATCTGATTGACCGTTTGGACGGGAAACCCCACCAGTCCACCGATGTGAACGTGACCGGCTACGAGCCGCCACGTATCGTGTTGGAACCGTTCGACGATAACCCCGAAAACAAGAAAGACGGTGAATGATGACTAAACCACGCTACCCGCTTATCACCCGCCATGTAATCAAATGGGCGAAGACTCTAGACTAAGGGTATGAAGATAGCTAAACCGTACCGTGATTTATGGTGGTGGCTCCACTCGGAGACGCCACCATACCGGTATTACTGCTATTCCGGTGGCCGCGCTTCTGGAAAGAGTACGAGCGTGGCGCAGAGTCTCATACTTCGCGCCGCAACCCAACCCATCACCGTATTGTGCGCCCGAGAATTCCAGAACAGTATCACCGACTCAGTGCATAAGCTGCTGGCCGACATCATCGAATCGTTCGGTGTGAAGGGCTTCGAGGTAACGCGCGACGCAATCCGCCATATCAACGGCAGCATGTTCATCTTCCGAGGGTTGCACAATAATCTGGAATCGATCAAGAGCATCGAGGGCGTGGACGTGTGTTGGGTCGAGGAAGCGCAGACCATCAGCAAGGAAAGCCTGACCACGCTTATCCCGACGATACGCCGACCCAATTCCACGCTGATCTTCACTTGGAACCCGCTCACTTCACATGACCCCGTGTGGACGTACTTCATCACGGGTGACTCGGAGGAACGCCGCCGCCAGACATGCCATTGGCATACCACCTACAACGACGTGCGCAGCCTGTTGAGCCAAGACGTGTTGGACATGATCCGCGCCGACCAACAGTCGGCGGACTTCGCACACATCTGGCTAGGCTTGCCATACTCCGACACTGATAACCAGCTAATCAGCGACACCATGATAAACGAAGCCGTCCAACGCGAACCATTAGACGGGCCGGTGACGTTCGGTGTGGACGTGGCACGCTATGGCAACGATCGCACGGCGCTCTGCATCAAACAAGGCAACCGAATCAGCATTCTGGAATCGTGGACGCACAGCAGTATCGTGGACACTGCGGAACGCATCAAACTCCGGGCAGACCAGTACAAGCCAGTCGCCATCCGCGTGGACGATACCGGCGTAGGCGGAGGCTTGACAGACCTGCTCAAAACAAACGGCCTGCCCGTTGACGCCATCAACTACGCCGGTAAGGCCAAAGACCAACGGTATCCGAATATTGCTAGCGAACTATGGTTCGACTTCGGCACCATGCTGCCATCATTGAGCATCAACCCTAATCTTGATGACTTCGCCAAGCTCTCAAACGAACTGACCACGCGACGGTGGAAAATCACCAGCAGGAACCAACGCCAGATAGAAAGCAAGCAGGATTACAAAGACCGGGAGAACTTGGGCAGCCCCGATCTAGCGGACGCCGTACTACTCGCCTGCTACGAACCACCGAAGCTACCCTCATGGGATGTAGCCGTTTGCTAGGTTTAGGCCCTGCACCCGGTAGACTAGACACAGGGTCTTACGACGAATCGAGGAAAACCGTGAGCTTACTCAACAATCTTCGCGATGGGTTTATGAGCGCGTTCGACCGTAACCATGCGCCCAGCATGTCCCCCACACCAATGGGCGGAAACATCTGGCAGCCAATGGGCGGCAACACCATCCCCATGCATGATACTTACGACAACGTGTTCCCCTACGTGAACGCCATCGCGCAAAGGTTCAGCACGATAATCCCATACGCCGTGAACTCGGATAACCAGCGTATCGACCCGGCTCCCGCACCCTTGGCCGCCCTTTACGCGCCAAACGACACCTATTCGTGCTTGGAGTTTTTAAAGATCGTTTGCGCCAGCATCCTCACCCAATCCCACTTGGATGTTCTTATCTGGACAAGCAACGGGCCGGGCGGAGACATCACCCCAACGAACATCATCGGCTATACGCTGCTACCGTCGAACAGTCGCCAGTATAATTCCACGCGCTCCGACTGGTATCATCGCGTCACAATGGACTTGGGCGACGGCGAACAAGCCTATGAATTCTCCCGAGACGAAACCATCGCGCTCAGCTACAGCCAGCACCCCAACGACCCGACGCGGGGCATTGCACCGGCAATGACCGTGAAGAAGTGGGCGAACGTGGACGATATGATCGCCGACTATGAGCGTGGTTTCTTCGGCAACAACGCCGTCCCCGCTGGAATGCTCGGCATCGTGTCGGAAAACACTGAGGACTTCCAGCGTAACCGCGACCGGTTGGAAAGCACGTTCCGAGGGGCTGGGAACAACAACGGCATCGTGTACAACATGATTCCGGTTGACCCCATGACCCATAAACCCAGCACTACCAGCAAACTCGTATGGGTACCGTTTCAGAACGACAACGATACGCTGGACTTGCAGACCGTGAACGACGTGGTAAACAACCGACTGTCGAACGCGCTCGCCGTACCGGACATCATTCGAGGTATCGATAACGGACAAACCTACGCCAACGCCGAACAAGCCGAACGCGCGTTCATCGAAAACACCCTTAAACCGTTGTGTATGACGGTGTGGGATAAATGGCAGTTCGAGCTAGACCGCATCACAGGCGGCTTAGGCTACGGCATCACGTTCGATCTCAACCTGCCGTCCCAAACCGACGTGGAAAAGGTGCAGGCCGACACACAGAAGGTACGTATCGACTCGCTGACCCAGCTTTTGAACATGGGGGCCAGTCTGGAGTCTGCCGTGGACGCGCTCGGCCTCCCCGACTCGTACAAGCGTCTTGGCCTGCACCAGTCGGCCCCGACACTAAGTATCCCAGTAACCGCGAAACGATATGCGCGTAATATCAAACCGCAGGAAACAGCAGTCGAAACCCGTATCCTCCCCGCCACGCGAACCTACGTGAACCGCGTAATCCGCATGGCACGCCGCTCCCAGAACGGGCTACGCGATGATCTGGAGGATATCGGCGACCAGTGGATAAACGACGTGGAAAACGAGTTGATGAAGAACCTCGCCGCCTACGCACGCCGTACCGGCTACGAGCTGGAACAGGTCATAACCATGTGGGCGGAACTCCACCCCGAAAGCTCCATCGCCGTGGACATCGAGGGATACACCGCAGATGATTGGAGGCAACTCTACTTCTGGGCCGAACTCCCCGACACCGTGCGTGAAGCATACGTGGAACACTTGCGTAGCATCGCCAAGTCCACCAGCAAGACCATTACGAACGACGTGCTCGAACTGTTGAACCGTGCCGACGTGGAACAGTGGGACGCCGAACACTTGCGCGAAGCCCTCGAACGCATGGGCAATAATCACGCCGAACTGATCGCCCGGTGTGAGACGGTGCAATCCCAACGGCTCGGCAGCTTGTACAGCGCCCGCAATCTCAGCGAGACTCTTGGCGTCCGACTAGCCAAGGTTTGGCGTACCAGCGGCGACGAAAAAGTATGCGAATTCTGCAATCACATGGAAGGCACACGAATCGCATTGGATGACACGTATATGGCCGAGAACGCAAGCGTCGAGATAGGCGACAGAACCTACGTGAACAATTTCGAGAGTATGCAAACCCCGAACGGACACCCCAACTGCCGGTGCTACGAAGACTACGAAGTAGTGGAGGACGAATCATGACGTATGACATCCATTGCAAACGTTGCGGCCGCTACCTAGGCTCCTGCGCCCGCAACACCACGGTCACGTTGAAATGCCCGAACTGCAAGGGCTTGGACACGTACCGCATCGTGCTACTATGGAGGACAGAACATTAAGCCCATTAAGGACGTTCGACCGCACCACTACCCCCACTATCTGAAAGGGCCAAGATGAAGACTCGTAAGAGCTTCTTAAACAGCGGTGCCCTAGAAACTAATGGTCGTAACCTCACATTCCTCGCCAACAGCGGCAAAGTAATGAGTGACGGACTCACCGTAGACTTGAAGACACTGAAAGCGCCGTTAATCGACGGCACTCTGAAACTCGTGTCCGACCTCACCGAGTCCGACAAACTATCACTACCGTTGCTGATCGACCACACGCCCAGTATCGAATGCCAAGCAGGCGCAATCACCCGACTTTGGATGACCGACGCCGGACTAATGGCCGAAGCGAAACTCAGCGAGGTAGATCAAGGCGAACGTATCCGCCAGCTTGCCGCCGACGGATGCCTGACCAACAGTTTCAGCATCACCGTTGAATTCAACCAGCGTCCCGGCAAGGACGGTATCATCCATGATGGCGAACTACTGGAAATCAGCGTCGTATATCGTGGGGCCGACCCAAGGGCCGCTTTCACCGCAATCAACAGCCGCAACAACAACACGAATGGAGGCACCATGAACCAGGAACTCCTGAAGAAACTGGCGCGTACCATCGCCCAGTTCAAACTCACCCCGGACGAGGCGGAACAGCTCACCGCTTCCATCGGTGACATCATGCAGGGCGCTCTCGATGACATCACCAACGCCATCACCAACCAGAAGGAAGGCGAGGGCGAGGGCGAGGGCACCCCGGCACCGGAGGAACCCGTGCAGACTTCCAACAGCCGCCAGACCATCATCATCAACAAGGCCAACCACGCCGCCCACCAGTCGGGTACCGTGAAGTTCTCCCACGACCGTAAGACGTGGCTCGACTCCGATGACGCCATGATCGCGTTCGAGCGTGCCCTGATCGACACCGACAACAAGGGCGTCGAAGCGTTCCACCGTGAGTGGGCCGACACCGTGAACCGTAACATGTCGGACACCGCATCCTTCGACTCTAGCGCTGGCAATGTGAACGGCGTTGACGCTACCAACGTGAACAAGTTCATCCCGACCGAGGCCATCACCACGATCTCGGACGCGCTGAACACTCGCGGCTCCGGCCTGTGGAATCTGCTGCGCAAGACCGGTCTTGACCGTCTGACCATCGGCGGCAATATCAACGGTCTGACTGATCAGACCCGTGCCCACGGCTACCCGGTGAGCGAGTACGGCACGGAGAAGACGAAACAGGTGCTTTCGTTCGTGAAGCGCGAGCTTCAGGCCGACTACACCTACAAGTACATCACCCTGAACAAGGGCGATATTCGCCGCACCCAGCGTCCGGGCGCTCTGCTCCGCTACGTGCTTCAGGAACTCCCGAACTATATTATCCAGACCATCGAACGCCAGATCACGCTCGGCGATTACACGGATATGGCGCACTTCCGTAGCGTTGTGACCGACGCGGAAGACAGTAAGTCCGAGTGGCGTGGCAACCGTTTCGCGCTCTCCTACACCATGACGAATGACGCCCCATTGATGGACTTCGTTCGTGCCTCCCACATGGTTCGCGCTCAGGGAAACAAGGTGCTGCTCTGCAACGCTGATACTGTCGCTAATCTGCTGATGTCCGCGGACGCTAACGGAAATACGTATATCGCTCTCGGCGGTGACGATACTCTGGCCCGCGCTCTCAGTGTCCAGCAGATCATTACCCCGGAATGGTGGACTGAATCGGATGACACCAATACTATGGGTATTATCATGTCCGCGTCCCACTACCCGGTGGTTGGCGATACGTCCATCGAGGCGTTCACTAACTTCGCGTTGTCCACGAACACCAACGAGTATCTTCAGGAGATTTACGCTGGTGGCGGTTTGGACGCGGAGAAGTCAGCCGTGGTCATCAAGCCGAAGGCCAAGCGAGGTGCTGCCTGATGAACGATGAGATGTACGCACAAGTCGGCGGCAAAGCACTGCCAAAACCAAAAGACAACATGAAGGCGGTTAAGGTCATCAACTTCGTCAACGAGGAGGGTCAGCCTGTCGGGAAGGCCGCTCACGTTGACCCGTCATCCGGCACAGTAACGCAAGTAGTGAACGCTCTGATCGCCGCTGGCTTGATGGCGTCCGCCTGACACGCTACCCTAAACAGTAGCGGGACTGCACCGCAAGGCCCTATCTCCTACAATGGGAGGTAGGGCCTAACTTATTTCCCCGGAGGAGTGATCATGGACATCGACGCAAGCGTAATCAACCAAGTTGGAGAAGCCGCCTATGCGCGGTGGAAGGATGCTGCGCTCGCAGACCTCGCCAACATTCTATGCCAAAAAACCCTATCCCAGCTTACGGATGATTACGTGGGAATCGTCGTAGGAGATGGCCGCCACATAGCCCTTTTGGCATGGTATTCGGAAGTAAGCAACGTAAAGACCACCGACGGGGTGAACCTCGATTATCGCGTGAACTATGATATGGGCGACGGGTGGACGCCCGAAACCAAGTACACGAACTGCATTACCATCACGGAACGGCTTAATGTCGGCACGGTAGTCACCGTGACAGGAACGCACGGGTTCGCCAAACTCCCAGCATCATTATCTTCGGTATTGGCGGCAATCATCGAGGCAGACCAGAACGTTCTTGACCAGACCGACATTATCACGTCCAAAAGCATCGAGGATGTGAGCGTGGGTTACTCAACGGTCAACGAGACGGCTATGGAACGTGCGTTGACCCCTTACCGGTCTCTTATCAGCCAGTGGAGCCTATGCCAAAACGGCGTTCAGACCGGTGGTATTCTCTCCATGCCTCGCAAGCATCATAATCTGCCGTGGTGGTCGAACGCTCAGGATTATGTGGGGGGTGACTACGCTTATGGCAACGCTCTGTGACCCGTTCCGCCTGTTCCCACACCAAGTCCAGACGGCGACGCTTTGGCGGTACACGGCTCCCGGTCTGCCTAACGAACTCCTGGCCGACTTGCATGTGATTGTGAAGCACTCCACACAGTCCGACCAGCCCACCGAATACGGTTCGCGTATCAGCAGCCGACGCTTCCATATCGACCCCAGTACACTCCCATTCGCCTATGTGCAGGATATTGAGCTTCTGCCCGACCTTATGCTGGAGGTGGAGAACGGGCGCGTATACCAGATAACCGACGCGAGTCGTGGCGATGACATGACGATGGGCGAAACCCGGTTCATCACCGTGACTGGAACACCGTATGGAAGGGACAGCATATGAGCTACCGGTTACAGTTGTCCGCTGATTGGACGCGTAAACTCTCCACCCAACAGTTGAACAAGGGCGTCGTGAAAATGATGACCGACATCCTCAAGATGGCACGTCAGAACGCTCCAGTACGCACCGGTGCTTTGCGTAACAGTGGTCGTTTCCAACAAGTCTCCACGCTCAAATGGCGTATCACGTTCGGCAATGGCCGTGTTCCTTACGCGCGTATCCGCGAACATACGAACCGGTTGCATCCGAACACGGTACGCTACCTCCAGCGGGCGCGGAACACCGCAGCTAGCCGTGTGAAATCGTATTTCAACCTAGGATAGGAGCGACATCATGATTGATCTGGCCATGTGCATGACCCTACAAAACGAGGGTTTCGGCACTTACGGCAAAACACTGTTCTTCGGAACTAGTCCAGTATTGGACACGGGCAGCGTCACGAACGCCGAAGGCATCTGGGTCAACGCTAACACCGTGGACATCAACGGCGACCTATACACCGACCAGCTCACAGTCAGCAGCCGATACTTCGACGTCATCGAACAAGGAAAGTTGATGCTCCGACTCCTGCACTTCATCAACAATCATCTGCATGACTATTGCCAACTGACCTGCAACCCCATCGCTGATATTGACTTTGTATCAATCCGCGTGCATCCGGCGACCGCCATCGACATGGACGCCATCGACGGTGAAGGCCGCTGGGTGAAAAGCATCCGATTCAACGTGGACTACAAGCTCTCCAACGAAACGGTAGAATAGGAACCGTCCATTAGTCGCGCGCGTGCAGTCCCGCCCGACGAAAGGACATTACAATGGCCTCCTACCCTCTGATTGGCAAAAAGACCGTATACATCGATGACCTCGTAATCAGCCCCGACTTCGTGCAGGATGAAGTGGGCACTATCACCCTGACTCCCGGCACGACCGAGGTTTCTTCGCAGTCCGGCACCATCAACGTGCCGAACGGCTCATATGAGGAAATGAGTTTCGAGATCAACATCATCTGTCCGAGCGTTCGTTTCCTCGGTATGTTGTTCCCGGAGCTGTACCATAATGCGAAGTTCAAGCGGGTTATCTCCGGTTCGATGTCCGAGACGGGTCAGGTACGTTTTGGTGGCAACGAATGCGTCTCGAACACCCCGAAGGACATCATCATCCATAATGTGTGTGATGGTCATTCGTCGGCACAGGACTTCCGTATCCCGCAGGCGCTAATCAGCGCGGGCGGCGAGTTCAAGGTGAGCCTGTCCGACCCGTTTGTGATCACACTTTCCGGCTCGATGACCTCCGGTGCAAACGGTGCCGTGGTCATGGGCGAGCTTGATCTTGATAACCCGTCGTACTACGACGAAGATTCCGGCACTATCAAGACGGGTAATGTTCAGGTCACAGCGCTTACCGCGTCCCCGACGAACATTTCCGGCAAAGTCGACGATCATGTGACGGTCAATGTGGTGGCCTCCCCGAACGGTGCGACTGGCAGCATCACCGCCACGGTAGCCGACACCGGGAAGGCCACCGCCACGGACAACGGGGATGGCACTTGGGATATTCAGTTGAAGCAGGCCGGTGCGGGTACCGTCACGTTCAAGAGCGGTAGTGTGCAGACCGTGGTCAACTTCAACATCAAAAGTAATTGAGCATAAGGAACGCCCGCTACCAGAATTGTGGTGGCGGGCGCAGGATGGAAAGGTTGCAAGAAAAGCAACATGATTCATGATACCACCCGATTGGAGCAATAATGACTACCCCGGTTTTGAGCATCGACACCCGCGAAGCGTTCCGCACCCTCACCGTGAAGCTTGACGGCACCGTGTACACCATGCGACCGCTCGGCTCGAAAGACATGCTCACCATGTTGGATAACGCGGAGACTATCGACAAACTAAGCACTGGCGTTGCGAACCGTGAGACTTTGGAAACCGCCGAAAAGATCATCTTCCCACTGGCTGAAAGCCTTATGAGTCCCGCTGATAAGTTTTCCGACTGGAAGGTGAAGACGCGGGAGCGTAGCGACCTCGCCTATCAGCGTGCCATGACCGCGTTATGCGGGCTCATGGCGAAGAACATCACGGTTGACATCAAGGGCGAATAAATGAGGTCGTGGGATAGTCTGCTCACTCCCGCCGAACGGGAGGCGATGAAGGATTACAAACGGAAAGAGGCGTCCAGCAAACCGCTTCCGAGCGTTAACATTCTCGCTGAATTGGGTGACGTGTATGGGTGGCAGGCTATCCGCGACGTGTTGGAAAACAAGGTTGACCCAGACCTTATGATGAGACTGCTTCGGGAGGGACGCCGTATCAAACGGCGGCGATTGGCTGAACAATACCGGATGACGTTCAATTGCATCGCCGCCGCGCTATCCAAACATGGCGACCAGAAGATAACCAGTATCATCAATAATCTTGTGAAGGACTTGTGATGGCAGACTCGACACTGACCCTAGACGCCGAGATCAACACCGGCGATTGGAACGCTGGCGTCAAGGATATTGAATCGGGGAGCCGTCAAATCGAAACGTCGGCGCGGCAAGCTGATGGAGCGCTGGGTAACGTTGACAAGTCGGCTGGCAAATCTTCCAGCGGGTTCGGAAAGTTCGGTGTAGTCGCCGGTGCCGTTGGCGGTCTCGTATCCTCTGGTATCAGTATGGCGGTTGATGCGATTGGCGACCTTACCGGCGATATCGTGGAAGCATCCGATTCGGCGAACAAGTTCAAAAGCACTCTGAACTTTGCCGGTCTGGATACCAGTACTATTGACGCGCTTACTGCAAGCACTCAGACATACGCCGACCAGACCGTGTATTCCATCAGTGATATTCGCAACGTGACCGCCCAGCTTGCCGCGAACGGCGTACAGGGCTTCGACAAACTAGCTGAAGCCGCTGGTAATCTGAACGCTGTCGCCGGTGGTAACGCGGAAACTTTCAGCTCGGTCGGTATGGTGCTTACGCAGACCGCTGGCGCTGGCAAGCTCACCACGGAGAACTGGAACCAGCTAGCCGACGCCATCCCCGGTGCTTCCGGAAAACTTCAGGAAGCCATGCTCAAGAACGGTGCTTATACCGGTAACTTCCGCAAAGCGATGGAAGAAGGCGAGATCAGCGCGGATGAATTCAATCAAGCCATAATGGACTTGGGTATGACGGACGCCGCTAAAGAGGCCGCGACCAGCACCAGCACCATTGAAGGTGCTATGGGCAACCTCGAAGCGTCCGTGGTCGGCGTGGGAACTACGATTCTTGACCAGTTTAAAGGCCCGCTGACATCCGGCATTAGTATTGTGGCTGAGAGAATCAGCGGGCTTAGTGGCGTGTTTATCGGACTGGTGCAGACCCTCGGCCCGATTGTCTCACAGATCGGCACAACGTTCCAGACCGCTTTTCAACCGGTTGTAGGAATCGTGCAATCTCAGTTGCTTCCGGCGTTCAAACCACTTATGAGCGCCCTACAGAATCTCGGCAATGCCATCATGCCTGTACTCCAGAGCATTGCACCAGTGTTGGGTACCGTAGCGAGCGACATCGTGCAAACTATGAGTAGTGTCGCAACTGCGGTAACGCCTGTGATTAATAACATCGCCTCGTCGATTAAGACGGTGCTCCCGGCGCTTCAACCGCTTATGGGTGCTTTGCAGAATCTCAACAATGCCGTTATGCCTGTCATCATGGCCGCGATTCAGAACATTGCACCCGTGTTGTCTACCATAGTGAACAACATCATGCAAACTATGAGCGTTGTCGCAACTGCGGTAACACCGGTGATTAATAACATCGCTACGTTGATTCAGGCCGTGCTACCCGCCATCCAATCAGCGTTCCAAATCTGGGGCACTTACATTCAGGGTGTTATTAACGCGGTTTTCCCCTACATCCAAACGGTTATCACGTCCGTCATGGATGTTATCAACGCGATAATCAACACAGTATTGGCCGCGATTAACGGCGACTGGTCTGGAGTGTGGGAGGGAATCAAGAATATCGTTTCCAGTGTTTGGAACGGTATCCAAAGTATCGTTTCCAGTGGCCTCAATGCAATGTCTGGAATCGTTTCAAGCGTCCTGAACGCCATCAGCGGTATTTTCGGCAATGTATGGAACAGTATCAAGGGCGCGGTGAGCGCCGCGTGGAACGGCATCACAAGCGCTGTCAGCAGTGGCGTTAGTTCCATGATGAGCTTCATCACCAGTATTCCGAGCCGTATCATGGGCGTGTTCAGCGGAGCCGGATCATGGTTGCTGAGCGCTGGCCAGAACATTATTCAGGGTCTGGTTAACGGCATTAAGAACGCCATCGGCGGAGCCATTTCAGCGGTCAAGGATGCGGTCGGCAACGTTATCGACGCTGCCAAAAACATACTGGGCATCCACTCCCCGTCGAAGGTTTTCGACCGTGAGATTGGTCGGATGATTCCGGCTGGTCTTGGACGTGGCGTAACGGAGAACGAGCGTGCGGCCACTCGACCGGTGGAAGACATGGTGGACTCGCTTCTTCCATCGTCCATTGTGACGCCCATGCCTGTCATGTCTAGCCCGGTGCCTGTGAATATGAACAGTGGCCCGCGTGTGAGCGCGCCTATCACGGTGAACGCTCTTGACCCGAACGCGGCTGCTCGGGAAACCGTGAGGGTGATTAATTTCCATTACGTGTGACAAGCCGCGCGGGTAGACTGAGGGTATGGCTATCTTTACCCTTGACCCGCGCGACGTTCGTATGACCCTGAACGGGTTCCCCTTGTATGGGACTGACTCATACGGGTGCGAGTGGCACGTGACGTTCCAGAACGTCTCAGGATTGTTCGACGGCGTTGGCTCGACCTTGCAGACCAAGGAAAAAGCATGGTCGGACGGTTGGTTCAGCAATATTCCCGTGGCTCAGGGGCGTTCAATCGCCATTGAGGGTCATATCATCGGCAGATGCACGGAAAACTGTATCAACGCTTGGGATGCGTTCAAACGGTCGTTTAACATCACCAGTCAGTCTCTTGTAGTGGAATTGGGGAACATCAGCCGTCAGGTGCAGGTCATGCAATCGTCTTCCGCCCCATTGGTGGAGTGGGCTGGCGTCAACATCCTTAAATTCAGTGTCGGATTAACAGCTTTGGACTCGTATCTTTACGATACGCAGTCGGTGAGCGGTAATACTGGTCTGCCAAACAGTCAGGGCGGTATGACGTTCCCCTATCATTTCGAGGACATCAACACGCGCAATGGGTCTACGTGGGTCTGGTCTGAAACAACCGTGTCCGGTAGCGTGCGCCTCACGAATACGGGTAGCGCTCCTAGCCCGGTGACTATTCGTATCGATGGGCCTGTAGTCAATCCGCAGGTTGAGCATAGTCCGAGCGGGCATATCATGGCGTTCGACATCAGTTTGGGTGAAGGTCACTACATTCTTATCAACGGTGCCACACATGAGATTCTTATTGATGGGACCGACCCGGCACGTGGCAGTGTGATCCGGCGTGAATGGAGTTACGCGGGAATCGGGGAGAATGTTTGGATGTTCAGCGCCGAGGAACCATCGAGTAACGCGCGTATGACGGTCACGTTCAACCCGGCTTACATCTAAAGGAGGTAGCGCATGTCTTTTATCTCTAACCGATTGCCGCAGGCGAACGGATTATCCTCGGGCACGGAGCGTGTATTGTGGCAGCGTTCCGGCTTGCAGTTCGTGGCCGTCACATTGGATGACGGCACTGTGATAGCCGAACTCCCCGACCTCCAACTAACCCATGTGACGTATCGTTTCGAGGAAACGACCAGCGAAACGGCCACTCTCCCGTGGCGCAACGCTCCCCGCAACTGGGATGAAGCCACCACACCGTATCAGGCCGCCATACTACTGGTACGTGAATCTACCGTGTTGTGGGGCGGTATCGTGGTCAAACGCGAGCGTGCAATGCGCGGCGACGGATTGACGTTGACACTGGCAACCGTCGAACACTATCTCGATAACGTGTACGTGCAGGATCACACGTACACGAATCGAGACCAGTGCGAGATAGTGGAAGACCTCGTAACCACCACGCTTGCGAACCACCGGTTTAATCTCGTTGTCGAAGCGTCCCCGAGTAAGATCAAACGCGACCGCACGTATGAGGCCGAAAGCGACAAAACACTGCTAAGCGTGTTGCAGGAGCTTGCCAACGTGTTGAACGGTCCTGAATGGTGTACATCATGGCGGGCCATCAACGACGGCCATTATGAGCCGGTCATGACGGTAGCCGACCGTATCGGTTCCACCACGCCAAGCACCACGTTCGATGAAAGCGTCATGACCACGTTCACCCTGCTGGAGGATTACACTAACGGGTATGGTGCTAACGCGGTCATGGCAGTGAGTACGGCTGACGCGGGTGACCGTCCCCAGTCCGATTGGATGATCGCGGATCAGCCCCACCGGCCTCGGCTCGAATATGTGTTCCAACCGTCTACAAGCATCAAGAACAAGAGTACGTTGAACGAACATGCCAAGTCCTCGTTGTTGCAGATGCGGAACGGTATCCAGACCATCACAATGGGCTTGAGTCTGCTATCCGCTCCAATGGTGTACGAGGAGTGGAAGCCGGGCGACCTTATCTCATGGACTGTGGAGGAAGACGCCGAGCATTTCCCCGACTATAATCACGGTTCCGCCCGTATCATCGGCTACGAGATTGATTTCAGTCAGTCGTGGACTATCACGCCTACATTGCAACAGGAGGATAATAATGCCGAGTAAATTCAAGTTCAGTCTCGATAGCGCGGACGCGACCGCCCGCCAGTTTTCGGACATCAAACGCCAGTTGCAGGAATTGCCGCCGAGCATCGTCAACAGCGTTAAGCCTATGGTCGATCAGATCACTCAAATGTTTGAGGAAGTGCAGACGTTGACGAACAATCTTGACCAGCGTGTGCAGGAAAGTATCACCCGCAACAGTTACACACGTTCCGAGATTGACGCTAAAACGCAGGAATGGAACTGGGGGGTATTGGCTCCGAATCGTGGTGGTACTGGTACCGGCAACGCCTACAATAACTTGTTTACGTCCGGCCAATGGCGTGCCGCGTGGATATTGTCTAACGGCACTATGGGCACGGCGCAGTCGATTCGTGCGGTGAAGACCGATATCGTGGACGCCGACGATTACATTCCTGTTGATGCTCTCCGCAAGGTGAAGTGGTGCATCTATCGGATGAAGGATGACAAGAACCTGAACCTTGATGACGCTCAACCAAGGGTAGGCATGATTGCCGACGATATGGACGAAAACGGTCTGGGTTTCTTCTGCGAATACAATGATGACGGTACTCTAACGGGTATCAATTATCCGATGTTGGGAGTGGCGGCGCTCAGGTTGGCTCAAATGGTGGCGGATGACTTGGACGCGCTCAAGGCCAAGGTTGAGACGCTATCCAACGGCAAAGATAAAATGAGTGTAGACGATTCGGAGGAATGATTATGGCTATCATCATGCACCCGCTTACCGCGAAGAACGGTTCCCCACAGTATACGGCGGATGATTACAGGCACGCCATCAATCCTCTGTTAGTCCCGTCTGATGGTACCGCGTTCAATGGTTTGTCTGGAATCCGCTACGGTTCCCCGAGTCCTCTGGTCACGGTGAGTGGTCTGACTGTTACGGTCAAGCCTCATTGCGGTACCATCAGCCCGTGGGATGGTTTGGGCGCGTACACTTACGCCATCACCACCAATACGACCGTGCAGTTGGCTAACTCAACCAACAATTACAAGATCGCGGTTACGGTGGAAGACCCGTCACAGTCGCACGGTACGACTCCGCGCGGCAAGATCGAGGTGTTCACGGCTGGTACGCCTGACTCGAATATCAACGGTCTTGTTATTGCCAAGGTGAACGCCGGTGTCGCGTCGGATGTGGCCCCGATGATTCGTAATAACGCGGTTCTGATGGCGCGTGATCTTGCCCAGCTCAACACCATTGACGCGGTGGATGGGCAGGAGGCTGTGACTATTGCCGATAATGCCCATTATGCCATGAACAATGGCGAATGGGGGTTGGACGTTCCACGCTACGTGAAAACGAGTTTTCGCAGGACTGACAACAGTCTCAACCTGAACAATAATGCGAGCACGCTCATGAATCAGACGATTGTCGGCAACACTCTCGGAGCGACTATACGCCAGACCGGGAGCGGGCAGGCAATCACGTTGAAACGAGGACTGTATCTACTCATCGCACGCATCCAGATTCAGACTGCCTCGGCAAACCAATGGATGAATATTGGTCTTAACACTTCAGGCGTCAACGTGATAGGCCCCAATAGTGCGGAAGGCTCAACAAGTGGCTCGTCGGGTTATTCTGGTGTTCAGCTGACTTCTGCCCTTCTCGTGAACTCCAGCGACGCATATGTTTCCGTTAACGTAACGGTGTCCGGTAATTCGTCCATGCGAACTCCGGGAGAAATGTTAATCGTGGAACTGCGATAATGGGCATTATAAGCTCGGTCTAAGATAAAGACTATGACTGATATTCTCACGGCAATCATCGGCGTAGGCGGCGTGGCCCTCGGAGGACTCATAACATGGGTAGCCAACCGACGGTCAGACCTGACCAGCGCATATCAGGCACTGGTCTCGGCGCAAGGGGATATGGAACGGCAGATCGATGCCCAAGACCAGAAGATAGACGCGCTAATCAAGAACCGGGGTGAGTTGCAATACACCATCGACTTGGAGACGGGTTATATTCGTGCGTTGGGGCACTGGTTATCACAATTCTGCGATATCATCGAACCTGAATTTTTGGAGAATCATCCTAAACCGTCGTTGCCCGATGATCTACGCGACCGTATCGCGTCCCTTGATGAACTGGCCGGAGATAATAAATAGCCGAGCCTAATACGCATTATCGGTAATAATAATCTCGATTCGTTCGATGCTAAGATAATCCTATGAGACGTTTCAAACGGTGCGTGATTCTTGTATTCTCGCTCGCCGCCGTCTCGTTGATAGTCCACGTCCTGATAACGACCTACGCCGTTTTATGCATGGCGTGGCTGTTCTTCTACGCAATCAGTCTATAGGAGGAGTTGTAATGGCTTTGAACGGTATCGACATCAGCAATTGGCAGGCTGGTATCGACCTGTCTGTTGTACCGTGTGATTTCGTCATCAGCAAAGCGACGGAGGGATGCTGGTACGTGTCAGCGGATTGCGCTCGGCAAGTGGAACAGGCGTTGAGTCTGGGAAAGTGTGTGGGCGTATACCATTACGCCAACGGCGGTGACGCTGTTTCCGAGGCTGACTATTTCGTGAACAATTGCGCGAATTGGGTCGGCAAGGTTGTATGGTGCTTGGACTGGGAGCAACAGGGTAACGGACTATTCGGGTCTGGCGCGCCTGCGCAACAGTGGATTAGATCGTTCTGTGATCGCGTGTACGAGCGTACAGGCTCCCAGCCTATCGTCTACACGGGCGCGTCCATGCTTAACGACGTGCAGAACATTGGAGACCGTGGCTTATGGGTAGCCCAGTATGCGAATATGGATGTTACGGGGTATCAGGATACGCCGTGGAACGAGGGCGCGTATGCGTGCGCTATCCGCCAGTATTCGGGTAATGGTCGTTTGCCCGGATATTCAGGTAGTCTTGACCTTGACAAGTTCTATGGTGATGTGAATGCTTGGAATGCGTATAAGGCTGGTCATTCGACTGTGACCAACGTGCCGACGCCTGCCGCTCCTGCCCCGTCTACTCCAGCGTCTGACACGTATATCGTGCGTTCCGGTGACACGTTGAGTGGTATCGCGTCGATGTATGGGACTAGCTGGCAGGTGTTGGCGCAGATCAATAATCTGTCTGACCCTAATATGATTTATCCGGGTCAGGTGCTGAAGATCAATGGCACTGCCAATACGGTTCAGCCCGGTAGCGGCACGTATACGGTTCAATCCGGTGACACGTTGAGTGGTATCGCCGCCCAGTACGGGGCTTCGTGGCAGACTCTCCAGCAGCTTAACGGTATTGCCGACCCGAATCTGATTTATCCGGGTCAAGTGTTGAAAGTGCCGGGCGGCGCACCGGCACCGGCACCGGCCCCGTCCGTCACAACGTACACTATCCAGCCCGGTGACACGTTGAGTGGTATCGCCGCCCAGTACGGTACCAGTGTTTCCAGTCTGGTGGCGTTGAATGGTATCGCCAATCCTGATGTGATCTACGCGGGACAGACGATTCGCGTCAAGTAGACTATTCGATAGGAGGTTTGTTATGAGTATTGATACTGGTGAACCGGTCAAGGATACCGCGATTCCCAACGAGGTGCCGGACGGTAATGATGATTACGTGCCGACGTTCAACGCCGCGACTCGCAAGTGGGCGTATCTGGTTTCCGGTCTGGTCGGTATCGCCGGTGCGGTGCTGAGTTTCGTGAGCGCCGTGCCGGACGTGCCGTCTTGGATGGCCGTGATGGGTGGCGCTTGCGCTCTGGTCGGTTCCGGCGTGGCTGGCATGTTCGGCGTCCACTACGCAGGCATCTCCAAGTGATACACTGGTGTTGCTCCTTTCGAGCGATGGTGTGATGACCAATTGAATTAGCCCGGCACTGGTCTTGATGACTGGTGTCGGGCTATTCTTTCTTTTTTAGTTGTTCAAGAGGAAGTCTCGATTTCGGTATTCGCTGAAGACCGGGACGTCTTCCGGGTGGTCGTTGTAGGCGCTGACCAACCATCCCATTGCGTATGATTCCTTTGGATGAGCGTGGATACGCCCGTGGCATCCCATTGTTCCCGACCCGCAGACGGTAATCAGGTTGCTGGGTAGGTTCAACCCGTCCCAAGCGTGGGAGCGCATACGCCTGTGATGCAGGTTGAAAGCGGAGGCGCTTAACGTTTTCCCGCAGATGAAGCATCTGCCGTGGTCTCGGTGGAACACCTTCATGCGGGTTTCAGTATCCGGGTCTGTTTTGCTCACTTGGATACTCATTCGCAGTGGAAGAAGTACAAGGTTATCGGTGCGGTTAGTTTGAAGAAATATTGCCTATCGGTGTCTGTCTTGCATTCTCGGATGGCCGTGAGCTTGACGCCATCGACGCTGCTTAGGATGTCGTAGAGTTTGAGGAACGATACGGCGTCTTTAATGCCGATTTGTCCGAACGTGAGTTCCTGTCCTAGTCCTTGGTTGTCGATGATTTCCTGTGCTTGCGGGGCCTTCTGCAAGAGGTTGATGATCGAGGTCAGATAGTTGATGGTGTTCATTGTTGCTCCTTTGGTGTGATGATGATTGGGGTTAATGGTGCAGACTTCTAGTCTTTCGCCAGAATGTCATAGCCGAGTTGTTCGGCCAGTCGCAACCGGTATTGTTTTTGTGGTTTGCGGCGTCCGTTTTCCCACATGGCTATCACGTTTGGGCCTGCGACGCCGATTCGTTCGGCTAGTTCCGCCTGTGAGTATCCGTGGCGTATCCTCCAGTATTTGATGCACTGGCCGATGGTCACGCTGTCGCTGATGGTCGCGTAGTCAATGGGAATGTTGCCGACGTTCTGTCGTGTGAAGAACTGGCCGGTCTGACTGTCCTGTTCCACGGTGACTTCTTGACCGTTGATTACGGTTTTGATCTTGTTTTGCTTATGCATGTTTCACCTCCCTACAATGTGATATATATATTATATCACATTGTTTGTGTTTCGCAAAACAGTTCACTAATGGCTTCGCGCCCGTCGTCGGTCAGAGCGAACCGCCAGCAATGACGGTGCCGACTGTTCACACCATCCCGATCGACACGGCACACATGACCGGAACGCTCAAGCTCGATCATGCGCGACCTCAAGCCCTGCGGAGTGTCGTCATATTTCGCCAAGACCGCCATGCGTTCGATTTCCTCGTGGGTAAGCGGTCGTTTCGCCATCCAAAGGATCAACAGCACATGAACCTGTTGCAGGCCGAACATTACGCCACCGTCGTTTCAGCGGAGTGGCGTAGGAACGCGGCAATACTCGCCGCCACAATCCACCCGGCCACCCATTTGACTCCGAAACGTACCCGGTTGATCTTGGCGGCCATCGCCCACACGGGGAGCGACGCCCAAGGGCTAAGACACCAACCGCAATAGGCGAGCTCACCGAGACTATCCGCGTAATTTTTGGCCCATGTGGGGAGCGAGCTGGGAAGGTTTTCGGTTTTTACGGTTAGCTTGCGGCGGAGCGAGGAAAACACGTAGCCGGGGCCGGGCGAGAGCTGTACGACGGTGGTCGCGTATCCGGCTGTGATTCCGGCGGAAAGCACGGCAGTCCACCAATTGCCATTAGTTTTCATCGGTTTTCCTTTCCTCGTGGCGACGCCAGCAGTGATACCGCTTGTTGTAGTCCGCGTACAGGTCTTCGTATAGTTGTTTCGCCTCGTTGGTGGCTTCGTTGTAATCGTACCCGTGCTGTTGCAGGGCGTATCGAGCGGCACCGACCCAGATGGAGCGGCGCACGTGTTGATACCAACGGTCGAACAGTTTGCCGCACGCTTTGTCGTGCTTATCGTCTCCGAGGAAGTCGGCAACGCTTTCCATTACGAATTTTCTCAGACTGTTCGCGGTGATATGGTTACTGTCGAACAGTTCCAGCACATCGCTGGTTAAAGTGTTATTCTTCATTGGGTTCCTCCTCTTCTTCGGGTTCGTCTTCGTCTGCTAGGTAATCGTCAAGGCTGATGTCCTGCGGCTCGAAGTAAAACAATCCATCCAGCAAGATCATCGGATAGCGCACGGGTACCCCTTGGTCTTTGGCGATGGCGCGTATACCTCTGGCGGTGGGGCTTCCCGACAGCACGACACGGAGCCTACGACCCATCTGCTGTGCGTACACGTGGCACGTGCTCAGATAAGCGGCGTCCTTCCGGTTGCACGTGGGGCATCCGTCGAACAGGACGAACATGTCCGGGCTTTCCAAGATCGTTGCGGTTTTCATCAGAACGTCACCTCCAGAGCGTCGGCCAGCACGTCGGAGATATGGAGCGTGGCCAACTGGCCACGCTTATGCTCTTCGATCTGTTTGGTGATGTCCTTGCGGTACACGGGAATGACCTGATGGTGTGCAGGTCCGACCACGCGCGGGTCGAACATCGAGAAATACAGGACTTCCAGCGAATCGCACACCACGAAGTATTGGAGTACCTGCGCTTTGTACTGGTCGGGAATGAAATCGAAGCCGGTCGCTTTGGAGTCCAGAGTGTATCCGGGCAACACTTGTTCGATGGCCTCGACCAGTTCAGGTTTGAGGTTGGCGATATGAGACCTCATGGCGTCCGTGTGCATCATCCACGGTACTACCGTCTGCAAATGGTAGTCGGAGCCGAGCGACTTGCATTCGATGGCCCACGTCGGCTTCTCAGTGTTCTCGTAAGCGTCTGGACTGCAAGCGATACGGTCGTCGTCGTCACTCTCCCAGATACCGCAGTCGGTGACGCAATCACTGGGGTTGAAGCCAAGCGTTTTGAGTGTGGTCTGGATGTTCTCGGGTTCGAGACGGTGGCCGCGTTCCATCGGAGGTTCGCCGTCCGCTGGTTCGGCCCACAGTTCCGCTAGGAACTTCCAGAAGTCAACGCCGACTTTCAGCCGCTTGTTCTTTGCTTCGGCTTCGATAATCTTGATGTCATACCCCTGAGCTTTGATGTAATACTCGCTAGACTTGTCGTACGTATTCGCTTTCTTCGCCTGTTCCAACGCCTTGTCTCGGTACTCTTTGAGTTTTTCCACGTCGGTCTGAGCGTAGTGTTCCAAGGCAAGTCCGCCGCTCTTGGTGCCTGTGATACGACCCACTCGTTCGTCGAGCCATGCTTCCGTTTCGGTGGCTTGCGATACATTGATGATCTTCATTGATGTTGTCCTTTCGGTTGGGTGTGGGCGGGTGACGAGTCCCGCCCACAAGTATGTGTCATGCGAAGCGGGGAGCGTACTGCTTGATGATGGTGTTCATTTCGTTGAACAAATCACGCGCTGTGTTCTTGAACAGTGATTCATCGCAATCTACGGTGTCCAGCTTCTCGCTGTATTCCACGCATCCATCCGTATATATTGGTTCATCTTCCCAGAGCACGGAGAATAGGAAGCAGTGTTCTTCGGGTTGTACCGACACACTGCACTTGAGCTTGGTGCCAGCAAACTCGATGATTGCTGTGTCATTCGGTACGTATTCGGACGCCCAGTTGATTTCCGTTATCTCGCTGTATTCGCTGAGATAATCGTTGATAACGGTGAAGATGTTGGCGTTTTTCATTTCGACTCCTTCGGTCATATATCAAGCACCATGCCTGATATATATAATATATCACAATGTGGTGGGTTGAGCAACATGGCGTGTATCGGAAAAATCACACACTCCCATTACTGGACTCTATGGCGTCAATCATGTTGATGACGCTGAGCATAACCACAATGGCCCCAATAAGCACCATGACCAGGGCTGGAAACACGATATTCCACGAACACCCCTGAGCCACGGAACAGACCACGCATCCTCCGAACCCGGCCCCTGACGTGAACAGCCCTATCGCCGTGAACATCATGTATCGAATAGCGTTGATTACGCCGAAAGGCCTGTTCTTGCTGTTGTTCTTCTGTTGATTCATTTCAGATTCTCCAATTCCTTTTCGATCTCTTCGCCCATCTTCTCCGACATGGGTCGCGGGTCATCGATATACGCCTTGACGCACTTGCGCATGTGGTCGATGAGTATATGGGCAAAGTTGACGTAATCCATGTTCGGAACGCATATGTTCAGATCACCTAGTTCGGTTCCGAATTGGAATATACCCACGATTCTATCGTCGTCATCCCTGTGCAATGGAGTAGGTTCCATGCTCATGACCAGTGCGCTGCAACCCGGCACTACCATGTCAGTTTGCCCTGATTCAGGGTAGAACTTGTGGATGTACTTGATGATGACCAGCTGGTCTTTAGCTACTGATTCCGGGATACTGTCCAGCACTTCGCTTGTGACACTGGTCTTGTTTCCGTCAAATGTGTAGTGGTTGATGAACAGCGGTTTGGCGTTCTCGGTGTCCTTGATGGTGTCGAGGACGATCTGCTGGTTGTCTGCCGCGTACAGTGTGATGTACATTGGTTGTGTTCCTTTCATGTTCAGTTGGCTGAGTTCATCGGATTCTGTAAATCGGTTTCCGTGAGTCCGTCCATCAGATTCCGGAAATCGGTTTGCGTGAGTTCCTTCCATCCCCTGACCTGACGGTTCAGGGTGCTGTTGATGTACTCGCCGCGCGACTCGGACGGGATATTATGCGCGTTCATCGCCTGGACCAGATCGGCGTACTGGTTGACGCTGATGGTACGATCCGCGGTCTCGTATCGTTGTTTGGCATACGCGCCGTCATCGTCCTTGTCCGGGAAGATGCCCAACACCGCGTAGAGACTGTAGCGGCGTGCGTAGGTGATCGCGCTACCGACCTGCTGGGGATCGCCGGTCACGAAGAACGGGTAGGAGCAGGCCACCATCTGTTCTGCATCGTCGAAGATGATGGTCTCCACCGTTCCAATGACCTGCCTTGCTTCTCCCGTGTTGTCGAACGTGACGCGCTGGCTGAATGCCAGACCGTGCTTCTCGAAAACCGGTTTGATGGTCTTGAGTATCGTGGCGAGGTTGAGGTACTTGTAAGTCCGGGTGCCTGCCTGCGCGGTTTCGTCGGTCACGAAGTTGGGGACTTCGTTGAGTACCCGCATGAACTTGTTGCTGAGGTTGTTGGTTGCCATCACAAGGTTCCTTTCTGATAGTGCGATGATATATAAAGTATATCACATGTTGTGGGGTTGGACAATCAGCGACACTTAGAGACATGTCCCAGCGCCCTAGTAGGACGTGCTAGGACACTAGGACATGCATTAAGTCAGATCGGCCATGCCTCGCCGTTCGTCAAATACAC